CTTTGTTGTCCGTCTACAACAACAAGATACTGTATTTTTTCATATGTTTGTTTTTCAACCGACCGAACGGCTTCGGCTAAATGTGAATTACCTGTTGTCGGTGTTATGATTGTGATCAAAGGTTTCATAATATATCTTCAGATTACATTAATGAATAGAATGCTAAAAAGACTTTACGTAAACTATCCTGTTCTAATGCCTCAGTATCAATTTCTGCTTTTGAACCTTTTTTTAGTGGAGCTAAATTATATGGAGACATTTTAACGGAACTAAACTGTAAAGTTAAAGCGAATTGATAATCCATTTTCGATATACTTTTTGGTTGGCATCTGACTCTAATAATTGTTTTTGAATTTGTTGCAAAGTTTGGTATTGGATCCAATCCTAGTCTTTTCATTTTTTCATTTAAACGTAAATCGTCTCTGCCTAATGTAAAGAAACCATGTGTACCGATATTAATATACGAACATTTTTTTGTTATGTAATAATCACATATCGCTTTTGAGCCAACATCAATATGAACTTCTTTTTTTCCACCGTAATTTTCTATGTCAATCGAATATGCTTTTTTCTTATCAGCAAGTTTTTTAATGTCACCTATGAGTAACCTCTTTTTACCAGAATTATCATTTTGTAAAATCGGTACAGATTCTCTCCATAGTTTTCCCGCTGAACCTGAAGTGTTCATTTCACGCAACAAATTCACTTTTTTTGCTATGCTTACTAACATTTCCTTTTCTGCTTCACCTTTATAGTCACCAAAATCCCATTTTCCATTATAATATTTCATAACTAAAGAACCTGCGGCAGTGGGTGAATTTTTTAGTTCACAACCAGTTTTTATATTTCCAGCACCCATAGTTAAATCGGGTTTATCATGTGATGCACCAGCAACACCACCGGTCGTTATGCCATATTTTGCTAATGCATTATATGCATTTTGTTCATATTCAAAACCTTTTTGAGCCATTTTATATCTCCTAATGATGGAGATATTTATACTTTAAATCCACCAAATTTATTTTTGGGTTTTTCCTGCGGCACATATTGTTGCCCAGCATCCGCAATACCTATTTGAGCATCTTGTTCGACATCATATAACTTCATCTTCGACCTATCAATACCAAGAACAAACCTTTTGTGTGTTGTCGGATCAGAATATCGATTCTTCAACTGTTTGACCATGATTTGATTGAGTGCCTCAAGTTCTTCTGATGAAATCAAAGCAAACATCAGGTCTGCTGTAGCCGGCAAACCAAAACTTTCACTGGTGTCTTCAAGCCCTGGATCTGAGTTTGTGTATCCGCTTCGTGTTGTTTGGGTAGCTGAAACAATTGGCACCCCAAACTCAACAGCCAATCCTCGTAACTCTTCTGCAATAGATTTGACGTAAGTATAAGAGTTAACATTCGCTCCCGCTTTAATTCGTGAAGAACAGCAGATGTTAAGATAATCAATAAAAATGATATCAGGAACAAAATTCCTTTTAAGGTTGAGTTCATTCAGAAGTGTTCTAAAGTGGATTGCTGAAGCTGATGCCGTTGGATATTCTTTGATAATCAATTTGCCCGTTGTCATTTCTTTGACACGTTTCACTTTCTTATCATATATATCTTTCGGCAACTCCATTAAATTGTCTATTGATACATTTAATAGATTCGCATCAATACGTTCGGCTATTTTTTCCTCTGCCATTTCAAGGGTGATGTATAGAACATTTTTTCCTTGCGACATACAACCAGCGGCAACATGACACATGAAAAGAGACTTACCAACACCGGTCCCAGCAAGAGCAATGTTAAGTGTCTTGGCAGGGAGACCTCCTTTGGTGATCTTGTTGAAAAATTCAAGGTCGAACGGGATTCGTTCCTCTTTTCGGTGATAGAATTCATATCGTTCATCGGAGTTCTCCAAATAATCATGCCCAATTGAATTGTCAAAGCTTACAGCAAGAGCATCTGACAATAGTTTTGGTATTGAACCTTTGTCGTTCGTTTTATCTTTTCCTTCTAAGATTGTGATTGAATTACGAACTGCATTGTAAATGGCCTTTTCCTGACAAAATTTTTCCGTTTTGTCGATTAGCCATTCCTGATTCGGTGTTTCCAGCTCACGATTATGCTTATCGATTTCTTTAAGGTATTCTTCACAACTCTTAAATTCTTCATCAGTAATATTCTTACTTTCCTTTGAAGCAAGAATCAAAGCTTCTACAGACGGAGTGGTGTTGTATTGGTTAGCATATACATTTATTTCTTTAAAGATATACTTTTCAACTCTATCGGAAAAATATTCATCTTTAATAAACGGAAGAACTTTTCTAAGGAAATCTTCACTTTGTATCAGAGTCCTCAATATAGTCTGTTCCAGCCTCATCTAGAAGTCCTTTTTCAATGTTTTGCGACATAATTTCCACAAGAATGTCACCAATATAATTTTTGAATTTTTCGTTCAAATAATCTTTTTCGTAAGGTGACTCTATGACATTATAAATGAATCCTAGATAAATGTCATCATTAGCGCCCTCTTCAAACTTTACTTTACCATATTGATACACAACATCTCTAAAAGGACCTGTTAATAATTTTATACCAACTGTTGTACTTTCGTTTTCTGGAATTACATAGTTGTAATCAACACCTTCTTTAAATTGCATTTTCTTCCTCTTCAGATTGGATTATTTCACCGGCTGCAACTTGATATTTGTTTTTAATAAAATTTTGAAATGATTCTTGCTTCAAGATCGGCATCCAAAAATCCCTTGTGTTTGTATCTTTTTCCCGGAATTTCTGGTCTTCCATTTCTCCAGTTTCCATGTTTACTTTTGAATACCAACCATTTGATGGCTTGATAACATGCCCGGATTCCAATGCGATATCCAAAAGGCCAGACCACTTACTAATGCCACCATCAAAAGATACAGTAACAGGTATTTTAGATTTTTCTTTGACATATCTTGATTTCTCGACGTTGATGATAAAATTGTACCCGACAATTTCTGTTCCTTCTTTCTCTTGTTGTCGGCCAATAATGAAAATATTGTCAGCAGAATAATAAGAGCCTGTTCCGCCACCAACAATATCTTTAGGGAACATTCCAATTTCTTTGTAAGTGTGGTTTACAACTACCATTGGAATATCCTTCATCGTAAGGTGGGGTGTTACCATACGAAAAAGAGATTTAATTTGTTTTGCCCTACTCATATCTGCAACGGATTTTTGTTCGAGGGCATCTTCAACTTCTTTTTTTGAAGCAAGATTGCCAATTGAATCGACGATAATAATTAGATGTTCACCTCGTTCTAAATTTTGAAGTTGGTTCATAATATCGAATTTTAGTTGTTCAATATCTGTTATGGGAGTATGTAGAACTCTATCAGTGTTAATACCAAAAGTGTCGAAATACGATTGAGGTGTACCGAATTCTGAATCATAATACAATAGTGCGGAATCTTCATATTTTTCCAAATAAGATTTTGCCATCAGTAAACTAAAAGCCGTCTTGAAATGTTTTGATGGACCTGCCCACATCGTTAGCCCTGGTGTTAGCCCACCATCGAGACGCCCACTCAAAGCCACATTGATGATAGGAATAGAAGTAGGAATCATATCTTTCTGTGTAAAAAATTTTGACTTAGAAAGAATAGCAGATTCTTTAATGCTAGAATTTTTCTTAATTTTTTCAAGAATACTCATTTTGTGCCCTTAGTCAAATAATGAAACGGTTTTATGTGTAGACCAACCCATACATTCCAAAACAACTTTAATTGGATCTAAAAAAGTTTTTTCGAATTGCATATCATAATCAATAAAGCTTTGAAGATTGAATTCGGGTGGTAAAATATTTGGAAAAGAAATTACGGTATCTTTAATTGGATTTGGCTGTTTTAAATATGCAAACTTTATCTTTTCACCTTCTTGAATAAAAGGATATTTTTTTGTCAATGATTTTTCTTCAAGATACTTATTATATAGCAATGCACCCTTAACATGAATTGGCGTACCTTTTGAATAAATTGTGGTTTTGTTATGGTACTCCTTCAAACCATTTATACCTCTGGGGAATGAAATATCTTCTGGTGGCAATGTTTTAAAATATTTCCTAAAGTTCTCGATGAAAAGATGAATATCACTTTCTTTACCTTTCATCATTATCTGCAAAGCTTCTTTCATTTTACCACGCACAGGCGCCGGCGTGGAAGATTTAATCATTTCTAGACCCATCACTTTCATGTCAGGCTCAGAATACTGTACACCTTCATTATTGTATACATGCATAATGTAACGTTTCTTTGCCGTCCAGATACCTTTGTCAGCCAAAGCTTCGCGCTTCATTTGCATTTTTTGTGCATATGCATGAACGTAATGTGCCAATTCTTCATATGATTTATCAATAAATGGTTGAATCTTTTGTTCACATACACGATCCATAAACTCTATGACTTTGCTTTTAGGCAATTCAATCTTGTTTTCAGCACCATAAACTTTATACACAAGTTCTGACAATCTCAAATAAATCGAATCAGTATCGGAAGCAATTATGAAATCTTTATCCGTCTTCAACAGATTGTTCATATATTCATTCATCTTCTTTTCGATCCAACGAATACTTAATTGCCCAGCAGTTGTAACACCAAGAGCCATGCGCAAATCATAGAAACGAAAATACTGACTTCCCAAAGCACCGTAAGCGGAGTTTAGAGAAACTTTTTTTGCAAGTTGTAGATTGTTGTAACGAGCAATACGCTTTTCAATCTCATATTTTTTGCTTTCATTTGTTTCTTTTTCTTTCTCCTGTTTGGCGGTTAACATTAACTTCTTAAATTTTTTCCTGTCTTCGTACATTTCTTCCATCATTTTTGGTAGAAAGCCCTGAAAATCAGTTCTAAAAAATTGCCCATTGGGAGTCAAAGTCACATTTTCCAAACTTGATGTATCGATTTTTTTATGCAAAAGTTTATCGACAGAAACACCTTGAGATAGTACATCTCTCATTTCTTGAGTGTATTTCTCTGGCTCGATAAGAGTCTCTGGTGAAATATTATACTGCATCATGAGGTGTGGGTAAAGACTATTAAGGTCAAATGATGCAACCCATTCATGCATTCCGACTTGAGGCTCTTTTACATAAGCACCTTCAAATGCGGCATCTTTTTCTTTAATTACTCTTGGCGGAACTATAATTTTATTTTCAAGCAGATGATTATACGTCAGTGCGTCCCACATTCTTGTTTGTGCAAACACATCATCATAGTTACACTTTGTGTCATATGCAAGAGTAATACCGAGTTCAAGCAACTTCAACTTGTCATCAAGTTTCAAAATAAGTTCTACGTCTTTAATGTTATATTCAATGAACTTTTGAAAATCGAGTCTATAAAGTTGATGTAATGATTCGTATTCTGAATAATCAATCTTCTTTTCACCAATTTCTACGTTTGCAATATTATCTAGACGGTATGATTCCTGTGATTTGCCGCTGGGTGAATACCACTTGTATAGTTCAAGATAATCAAAATCACCAATACCAACCAATTCATACACAGTCATTTTTCGATTCATGACATATGCTTCCCGTTCAGAAATCATATTCCAAGGTGAAAGCTTTTTTGCTTCATCAGGACCTAGAATTTTCCTCATGCGATTAACAAGATATGGAATATCAAAAAACTTAGTATTCCAGCCTGTTAGAATATCTGGGCATTTCTGTTCCCACAATTTCAAAAAGAACTTTAGAAGATTATATTCATCTACACATTTAGTGTAACGTTCTTCACCCTTTACTTTATAGTCACCACAACCAAAAACGTAAATATCACCATTTACATACTTGACAGAAATTGCTGTAACTGGTTCATTTGCTTGATATGGATCTGGAAATCCATTCTCTGATCCGACCTCAATATCTAGAATAGCGATTGAAATTTTATCTAAATCCCATTCGATCATACCTTTATATTGGTCAGCAATGAATGCATATTCGAATCTTGAATTGCCATAGATTTTTTTGCCAGAGACACCTTCAAATTGACGAAGGTAATCTCGGGCTTCTCTCATCGAATCGAATTTTATTTCTTGAAGATATTCACCATTTAAAGTGGTATATGGTGTAACCTTTTTTGCAAGTTCGAAAAGTCTTGGTTGATAGGCGATCTTATTTTTGATTTTTTTGCCGTTTACAACACCTCTGAAAAGTATGTTGCTACCAACGGCTTGCACATTTGTGTAAAAGTTTGTCATTATCCTGTAATAATCTGTTTGGTTGGAGTTACGATGCCTGAAAAAGCTGCCCGATAATTGTCAATTATAACATCTTCTGGCTCATAAGTATACACAATATGTAAAGGTTCAATAACGGTCGTAACATCTTTACCTTGTTTTGCTAGAGCAGGAAACGGTGCAAATCCCATCGACGGTTCAGTTCCAGGTCTTTGCGGTGGCATAAGCCTGAGTTGAACACTGTTTGTTAATTTGAATCTACCATCTTCAGTGAAAGTTACATCTGCAACGATTTCTTCACCAGTCACAAGTTTAATTCCTAAAATATTCATTTTTTAATCCTCAGTATTGAAAAAGAAAGTTTGAAAAAGTCTACCATTGTGTTGGTTTTGCCCAAACCCTGGTTTGACACTTCTGTGATAATAATTGCCACGATATACAACC